TAAGGAGAAACGCTACACATTTCCGTCTGGTGCGACACTGTCTTTCGGATATCTGGATGCCAAGGGCGATGAGTTACGGTATCAAGGTGCTGAATTTCAGTTTGTAGGCATGGACGAAGTCACCCACATTGATCCGGTAGCTTATCGGTACCTTTTTTCTCGTCTTCGGCGTCTAAAAGGGTCAAATATACCCATCCGTATGCGTGCATCTGCTAACCCCGGAGGTCCTTTCGGAGACTATTATTATCAAAGATTCTTTGTAGATAATGATAACAAAAAGAAACGGATCTTCCTACCGGCTGGCCTAAAAGACAACCCACACCTCGATGCTGACGAATATCGTGAGGCATTGGCTGAATTGGACCCGATTACGAGGGCCCAACTTGAGAATGGCGACTGGGAAATTCGTCCAAAAGGTGACCTTTTTGACCGTTCTTGGCTACTCACAATCAACTATCAGGACATTCCAGAGGGTACCAGATGGGTAAGATTCTGGGATTTGGCCTCTATTGACCCTAAATATCGCAAAAAGAACACTAATACCAAGGAACCTGACTGGACCGTTGGATTTAAACTGGGTCTTTACAACGGTTACTACTACATCGGCGATATCATCAAAGTTCAGAAGAGTCCTGGCGATGTTGAGAAGCTTATTCGAGACACGGCAGAGGCCGATGGATACTCCTGTGCTATACGCATGGAGGAAGAAGGGGGCTCTTCAGGTGCTGCAAACATTGACCGATACTCAAGAATCGTTCTAGCTGGCCTCGATTTTGAGGGTATTAAGCCAGTAGTATCGAAGATTGAACGCGCACGTCCAGTAGCTTCTGCCTGTCAGGTAGGTAAGGTGTTTATTTCGAACAGATGCCGCAACCTGGTTGATTTCTATGCCCAGATGGATGCTTTTCCAAATGGTGCACATGATGATATGGTTGATGGCTTCTCAGGAGCTTTTGCATACTTTAAGCCCAGGATAGGTAACCTAGCTCCGCCTCCTCCTTATGCTAAGGCTGATAGCGTCAAGTATATCGAGGAAGAGGATTATGATGAGGATTATGACCAGAAGCACATAATGCTGGGTTGCGGCGGCTCATACTGGCATAAACCAATGAGTACACTTAAAGGAAGAAGGTAAAAGATGAAACTACCATTTGGCTATACAATAGCAAAGGCTAACTCCGCCAAGGTACCTAACAGACCCGTTGGCCTGATCGGCATGAAGTACTCTTCAGGTTACATGCAAGAAGAGTTCTTGACAGAGTTGCAGTGGCCCCAAGTAGGTAAGGTCTACCAGGAGATGTCAAGCAATGATGCTGTCATCGGTGCATGCTTGTATCTTATAGAGACAATCATCCGCAAAGCACACTGGCATGTGACTGCCGCAAGTGACGATGCCGGCGACATTGAGGCGAAGGACTTCTTGGAATCTTGTATGTATGATATGCAGGACCAATCTTGGGATGACTTCATCTGTGATGTCCTGTCTATGCTGATCTATGGCTTCAGCTTCCATGAGATCGTCTACAAAATAAGAAGGGGCCCCCAGGAGCGTGATCCTAAGTTCAAGTCCAACTTTGCCGATGGCAAGATCGGCTGGCAGGAGATGCCAATCAGATCTCAGTCTACTATGCGTGAGTGGACATATGATGAATCCACTGGTAAGATTACGGAGTTTGTTCAAGACCCTAGTCAAGTAGGTCTGAATGGTGAGGTAAAGAACATCCCAATTGAGGGCAATCTGCTGTTCAGGACAAAGGCATCACGTGGTAACCCTGAAGGTTGGTCACTTCTGCGTAGAGCCTATCGTAGTTGGTACTTCAAGCGCTACATTGAGGAACTGGAGGGTATCGGCATTGAGCGTAACCTGGCCGGTATTCCTGTTCTTTCTCCTCCTGCGGACGTACCCCTGTTCGATGACAAGAACCCTGAGATGAAGACAATGCTTGCCTGGTCTCAGAAACTTGTCAATGAACTTAGGCAAGACAGAAATCACGGCGTGGTTCTTCCTAGTACTGAATGGACACTTAAACTGCTGGGTGCTGAGGGTAGCTCTAAATCTATCGATACTGACACTATTATCAGGCGTCATGAATCGCGCATGGCAATGTCTATGTTGTCTGATATTGTCATTATGGGTGGCGATCGTACTGGTTCTTTTGCTCTCGCAGAGACTAAACAGGGTCTGTTTACGTCGTCTTTGCAGGCTATAATCAACAGTATTGCCTATACTCTGAATACCAAGGCAGTTCCGAGACTCTTCATGGCCAATAACTGGACACTTGAGAAGCTACCTACCATCACTGCTGATGATCTCAAGGCACCTACGATGTCAGAGGTTGCACTTATTTTGCGGTCCCTTAAGGTAGACATTACCAAGAATAAGGACCTATTTAACTATCTTATGAACCTTATTCAGGCACCTCAAATGACTGAAGAAGAGTTTAATGCATTCATAACCGCCCAGACAGCCAATGGGGGCAACAAAGACCCTGAGAGTAGCAATGAACCTGGTAACAATAGCAACCCTGATGATGGTTCTAGACCTGATACGGCTTATCAGGATTCAGCAGATAATAAGGGCAAGCAGTCTGATAAAGCATATACCTAAAAGGAGGTGAAAGAAATGCCTGATAAAGTACTTTTTAGCAAATCAGTAGATCTCGTACCCATGCGGAAGGGTATCTTTAAGGACCCAATGCTGGACTTCAATGGCTTCATGCTTATGGTGCACGCTGATCCGGTAGACAAGTCTGCTAAACCAGTGCGGCGGCGCAAGTGGGGTGACGACCCGGAGTATGACAATGTCATGAGCAACTTTGGTATGACTCCCGGTAAGCCTGGTGAAGAGATCGAGCAACAGCTTGTCTTTGGTTGGGCCAATGTCTCTGTGCAGGAAGATGGTTCTACGCCTTTTGACTGGCAGGGTGATACCATTGACACGACTATACTCGAATCAGCGGCTTATAACTTTGTCCTTAAGCATGGCCTGGTTAACCAGGAGCATGAATGGGACACAGAGTGTGGTTGGCTGGTAGAGAGCATGGTCTTTACCAAGGATAAGATGGCAGCCCTTGGTATTCCTGAAGGCACTATTCCTGAGGGATGGTTTGTGGGTTTCTACATCCCAGATCCTGTTGTCTACCAGAAGGTAAAGGATGGAGAGTACAACATGTTCTCCATTGAAGGAAGTGCCAGTAGAATACCCTTGATTGGGGGTCAGCCTGAATAAATTTTTATTTTGCTGGATCCAAACTGGTCAAATTTAGAACAATATTACGTATAATATAATATAAGGAGGTATGGAAGATGCCTATGCCCCTAACCCCGTCAAACCCTATGACTGCATTAGTGAATCTAAACCTTGATGCGGTTGCCTTGTGCAACCAAGGAGCCAATTCACGTGCACATATACTGCTAACAAAACGAAAGGAGACCAAAAATATGACCATTGAAGAGCTGTTGAAAGCAATGACCCCTGAGCAGGCCAAGGTTGTTACTGATCACCTTGCCGGCATCACCAAGGCAAAGGATGAAAGCATTACCCAGCTCACCGGCGAGGTCACGACGCTTAAGAGTACCGTGACTGATCTCACTGGCAAGGTTGAGACCTTGGGCAAGAGTAAACCTACTGTTCCCCAGCCCGCGGCCGCACCCAGCACTGAGGAGGTACTTAAGAGTGCTTCTCCGGAGATCAAAGCCCTGTTCGAGGGTATGCAGAGTACCATGAACACTTTGGTTGCTGCCCAGGAGGAGAATCTTGCTAAGTCTCGGTTTGAGGCTGTCAAGGCTCTGCCTGTTGAGGAAGCCACTCTTAAGAGTGTTCTTAAGTCCGCTTCTCCTGCCGTCTTTGATGTCCTTAAAGCTGCCGCTGCTGCCGTTACGGCAACTACCAAGGCTACAGGCACCAGCATTGATGGTGAGATGCCGGGTATTGGCAACACTGCCTATACTTCTCTCGATAAGTCGGCTAAGGAGATTCAGAAAAGCACTGCTGGTCTGACCTATGAGCAAGCTTTCACCAAGGCGTGTGAAGCTGATCCCGCCGCCTATGCAAAATACTGCAGAGGGGAGGAATAATAAATGGCTGCTTTTGAGTCCATTACTACCAGGAAGTCCTGG